AAAATTTGCCGACTTTTCCAGGAACTGTTGTGGGTGTACGTGTTGTAAATGGGTTAATTGGAGTTGGTAGATTACGCAACAAACCACGACTTGTGTCTACCAGTCCTTGTGCGCTTTGTCCAAGTTGACGTTGCACTTGTCCAAGTTGAGCACCGAAAGACGGCGGTGTTAGTTTATCAATTAATTGTTGCGGACTTCCAGTAAAACCGGTTGCACGTCGTAACGCATAATCAATGTTAAAAGGCCCGCCTCCAGGGAGAGATGTGGAAGGTGCTCTGCTTGTTACCGGAGGGCGCACCACAGGTGTCCCAATGGGAGGAGCGCTTGGTAAGCCACCAGGGCCAATGCGTACAGAGGAAGGTGATGGCGGAGAAACTGCAGCGCGAGTTAAAGTTGTTTTTGCCTTGGTGCGAGCGGCTTCTTTTGCTGCACCAGGTGCCATTCTAGTGATATCGTCAAGCGTATTTAAAAATTGGCTTGGTAGTCCACCCCAGTTTACGTTCTTTGGGATTGCACGAGAAAGAACATCTCCTGCTGCTTGTTGCAGAAAGCGATAGTTTGTTGGGTCTTGTGCGGCACGACCCAAAAAGTTATAAAGAAAACCAGCAGGTGATTTAGGTGCCATTATCGCCAAACCTCATGTAGATAAATACGAGAACCAACGGCAGTGTCGGCGGGACCAGGTAAAGCCTGAATGAATTCAGCGCCAGAGCGTTCGTAACGGTATCTGGCTTGGAAGGGATCCTTGTAGTTCGGAACGTAAAGGATGCCGGCTAAACGGTTGGTTTCGTAGAGATAAATCTCATCCCAAACCTTGAGTGCCTCCTTGGCATTACTGGATCGAATCGTACGATCCACGTCACCAGCGATACTTTCAAGGCGCGTAGAAGGTGAAGTAGCAACTTCAGTCTTCTTCTCGGCCGTGTCGCAGCGACCGATCTGAATAACAATCTTATCGTAGAAGTACGAATCTGGGACTGTATTCAAGGCTTCTTCTAGACGGGCATAATCACCTGCTGGCACGGAAACCGTGAAGTAGCCCAGGTGATACCGGACTCTACTTTTATCAAAGTCGCTGAGCTGCACAGCCTATTTCCGTATGTTTTTCATTATAAATGCACTGAATTAACCCAAGGGATTTTGCATGACGCCCAGGGGAACAGCTTGCATCATCTCTTGAAACTCCGCAAAAGGATCTTTGCGCTTTCTGTTCATAATTTCATTTAAAGATGCACGTTCAAACTGTTTGTCAATATAATCTTTCAAAAACTTTTCTTTCTCCGCCGCTTGTTGTTCTAAGTCTGCTTCTGACGGCGGAAGAATAGGTGCTGGGGGAGGTGTGCCAGCAACTGCATCGGCAAGTTTACCAGGTACCGTATGTAGTACTTGAAGGTCGTAAGGATTGCCTTGAGCGTCCGTAACACTAAAAGTGCCGTAACCTTGCCCTGGTCTATATGTCCCGGGGCCGCGATATGCGACTGGAGCACCAGCTTTCATCCCGGCAATATCAATACCCTTATGGATTTTGCTGGCTCCAGAGACGTTTATATTTCTTGGCCCAAACTCACTGGTGATTGGGAAATTCCATTGCCAAGTTCCGTGGCGCTGTTCAACTACAGGTTTTCCGCCGACAAGAAGATTTTGTAATAAAAACTTAGCGTTCCTTGGGTTGATAGGTTTATCCCTATTAGGCCCAAAACGGGGATACACACGTGGGTCAATGTGTACGCCAGAGGTTGGAAGGTTATCTTTACTGGGATCGACTACGTGACCGCCAGGAAGTAAAACAGCCATAGCTTTTATTTTTCATTGTAAGACTAAAAAACCCCTGGGATTCCAGGGGTTCTAAGTATCAAACTCGAATCAAGTCAGCTGCCAGTACTGAATCCCAATCAACTCTTTTAATTTGTTTTAGTTGTTCAAGATTATTAAACCTTTCACCCGATAAGGACATCTGAAGATCTTTAATCTCGCGAGCTGTTTTCAACCCAATACCCTTGATATGATCAGCGATCATTTGCGGGGTAGCTGAATTGATATTTAAACGGTGATCGGGCGGAAAAGTACGTGGCTCTTCTTTGGACGCTTTATCTTTTACCTGAAGTGCTTTTACCTTTTTGGTAGCATCTTCATCAGGTGTAAGCTCAGTCTTGTAAGCGGTATAAAGGCGACCGTCCTGATCTTCGACCATGAACCAATCGCCGTTATCCCATTCACTTACAACCTTGACTCTTGCACCTGTTTTCTTGTGCTGATAAAGCATTGCCGGAAGAGTTGTCATAGGACCAGTAGTAACCTGGTCCTAGTTTAACTCAATCAGCTGACAGTGCGGCCAAGAAGGTAGCTATCGATATCTTCGTAGCCAGCAGCGGTATCAGGCTGGAGGTAGCACACTTCAACCACGAAGTAACCGGTACGATTGGCACTTGCGTCACCACTGGAGATGTACCAACCACCCGAAGAAGTCGTGGAGGTTTGCGAACCACGAGCCTGAACGGTGTAGGTGGTAGCAGAGGTGATCTGCTTGTACACGTTGCTGACGGTAACACCGGGGGCACCTGTCGCAGTCAGGAAGGGCTGAGTGCTGTAAGCAGCGGCACCAGCAGCGAAGAAGATTTCACCGGCCTGACCACCAGAAGTGGTGGAGGTCAGGTTGGCTTGTGCGACAGGTTCACCAACAGTGCCGGTGGAGGTCAGACCAGGGCCAAAGGTGATCACGTTGCCAGTAGCTGCATACACACCAGAGGCCACACGGCCATCACCCCAGCCAGAAGCAACGGAGATGGTTGCGCGATACACGTAAGCAGGGATGTCGCTGCTACCAGAGATCACCATGCCGGTGATGTCAGGACGAGTATCGTCATTCCGATAAGGGGAAGGAACAATCACACTGCCGGAAGCCACGGCACCAGCACCAGAAGTAGCGGTCACTGGAACGTAACCACGCTGCTGGAAGTAGCGATAACCAGGAACAGCCAGCACCGAAGTGGGGCCGCCTTTGGAACCATCAACGGTACCGCTGTCGTCGGTATCGATGTTTTTGTACCAACCGTTCAGGGGTTCTGCCCAGTTACCTGGGAAGATTTTTTTAGCGGACAAATAGGTCATTTATCTTTTCCTATGTTGTGAATTTATACGTTAGTTATCAGACAGTGCCGTCATCTTGCACGAAGCTGAATGCGGTAGTCACGAAGTCCTTGTTCAGGATTTCGAAACCAGCATACAGTTGCCAGATCAGGATGATGAAGCGGCTGAAGTCATCGTTGTTGTTGATGAGCACCTGAGCGTTCGGACCGCCGATACCCACACCGATGGACTGAGGGCCAAAGAAGTAACCTTGAGCGACTTCCTTGGAGGAGTAGCTGGAGCCACCATCAAAGGAGGCAGATACATTCTTGGTCGGGAAGTTGGTCGACTCGAAGAACTTGACGCCTTCAAACTGCACACCAGTCGGCATCACAGGCTCACCAGCCAGGAAGTAGCCCTGACCCGCTTGGGGACCCATGTAGAAGCTGGCGTTATTAGGCATCATGGGGTTGCCCATGTACATGCCTTGGCCAGGGTTGCCGCTGTAACGTGCGATCTCACGGAAGTCAGGATCACGACGCAGGTGCATCATGAAAGTAGGATCGCAGATGCAACGATACAGACCATCACCAAAGGTGGGAGTGTTACGCTTGCGCAGATCCTTGACAATGGTCAGCAAGTCGGTGCGAACCTGGAACTGCTGAACTTCATTACCGTACTCAGTGGAGGTGTAAGAAACACGACCAGAAGAATCCTTGACCTTGTTACCAGCGAAGTAGTAACCGCCTTGAGTAGTAGAAGCGGCACCATTGGCTTCAGCTTTGGCGAGTTCATCGAGGAACACGCGGTCGCGCCAACGGCGATAGTCGTCAAGCAGCGTCAGGCTACCGATCGACTGGTGGAACATGTTGAGGTTGCCACTGTCCAGCAGAAGGCGCTGAGCAGTGATCAGGGTCTCACGTGCAATCTTGAAAGTAGAAGGCTGGGTAGGATCGCCCGGGTCCGCAGGACCGGTGTATTCCTTAAGTACCACCAGGACTTTTTCCTTGGTGATGTTACGGCTGTTAGCGGTACCGATGGTTTGATCGGCAATACGCTCACGGCTGTCCTTAGTACCAGGGGTACCCCAGAACTTATAGCGGTCTAACTGAACGGTTTGACCAGGCTGACGAGTGAAGTCATGGACGACCACGGGCTCGACTGCCATTTCTGCGATATACGCAGGGTGGGGACGATAAAGTTCCGCACCTAAAATTTTTGGAAAGTCGTTGTCGATGAACACTTTGGTTTATCCTCCAGTGTCGCAGAAGTGTGTTTCTTATCGGGTGAAAGATTCAGACATTATTATGTCTTATCTAACACAAATTTTAGCAGTCAGTAATTTATTTATTACGCATACTGCGTTGTTGGTGCTTTATAGCGAGCACCTTCGGAATTACTGGAAAGGGTTGGATCTTCGGGGTTAGGAATTGTCCCCGGATTAAATCCTGGAACACCCATTGAAGCATACATATTAGAAGTACCTC